TACGACGTTCGTATGGAGTTGGGCGTTGATCATGGTAAGGAGATCGGCAAATTCTTCGATGAGGCGTTCATCATCCAGGGAATCAAGTGCGCCGACAAGACCTTTGTGGGCGATGGTGGGACTGCCACCGGCGTTACCAACGGCGTTGCCAATGTACAAGTCCTGGCCAGTGCCGGTGACGAGAACGATCCCGACAAGCTGCAACGCGGTATCGAGGATGTCTGCCAGAAGATCGAAGAAGATGATGTTGATCTGGATGGCGGTGTTATTCTGGTGCGTCCCGCGCAGTACTACGTCCTTCTGCGCAACGACCGCCTGATCAACTCCCAGTTCTCTACCGGTAACGGCGACTTCGCTGAAGGTATGGTTCTGAAGTCGTGCGGCCTACCCATCATCAAGACCAACCGTATCCCCGCTGCTGCGATCACCGATCACAAGCTGGGCACCGCGTACAACATCGACGCCACTGAAGCTAAGACTGTTGCACTGGTCCTGTTGCCTAAGGCGCTGTTGGCGGGTGAATCCATTCCTCTGACCTCTGATGTATGGTACAACAAGGAGGAGTTGCAGTGGTTCATTGACTCCTACCTCGCCTTTGGTGTAGCACCTAACCGTCACGATATGTGCGGTCTGGTTCGCAAGGCGTAAACAATCTCACTCCAATAGGGTGCTCTGGCTTCGGCTAGGGTACCCTATTTTTTGCGTTATGGAGGCTGCATGGCTACAAACCTTGCTTTAATATCTGAACTGGAGGCAGTGAACGTCGGCCTAGCTGCGGCTGGTGCAACTCCGATTACTGGCTTTGAGAATAACCAACCCGATGTCCTGGCAATGCGTGCACTACTTATCAGCAACTCAAAAGAGTTACAGGCGCGCGGATGGTGGTTCAATCGAGAGTACACAATATCCCTGGCACCAGATGCGCAGGGTCGCGTGGTTGTCCCACAGAACGCCCTGAGTGTTGACTCCGTTGATCCTGCGGATAACTTCACCGTACGTGGCACGTTCCTGTATGACCGCGACAACGCCACCATCGTGATTGATCGCTCCATCGTAATTGACTCGATCACATTCTTGGTGTGGGAGGAGCTGCCGTTCATTGCTCAAAACGCGATCCAATATACAGCAGCCCTCGATTTCGTAGGTGGAGACGACGGTGATGCTGATGAGGTCATCCGTCTAGAGGCTAAGTTTAATAAGGCGTTTGCTGAACTCAAGCGGCACAACCTACGAAACGAAGACATCACTGTAAGAACTAACCTGACTGTATCGCGTGTTATGGCGCGGCGCAGAAACCGCCTCACTACCCGCTTCGGTGGTGCTGCTCGATAGGAGGCCTTATGGCTAACCGTGTAGACGGATCACTTATTAACCTAGTGCAGGGAGTCTCCCAGCAAGCTCCCCGGGACCGTCTGCCGGGGCAGTCTACTGAGCAACTTAACTGCGTATCGGACCCCGTTAGGGGCTTAGCCCGTAGAGCGCCGAGTAAATTCATAAAGGCGTTGGTGGGCCTCACGCACGACGCGAATGCTTTCATCCATACGTACGACCGGGGCGACGATGAGAAGTACATCATGGTGTTCACCGATGGCAAGGTTCAGGTATACGACCTCCTCGGTGTGGCACAGACGGTGGGCGGTGTGGCACAGACGTACATAGCATCCACTGACGCAAAGGACGCCATGAGCGTGCACACTATCGGTGATTTCACCCTGGTGGCAAACAAGGAGAAGACACCCGCTCTGAAGACCACCAACGCTCTCGACTCAGAGCTGATCCGTAACGGTGCGCTGTTCACACTGGACAGGCCCGGAACCTTTGCGCAGGTATACAAGATCACCGTGGATGGTACAACCGTGACCTACACAATCCCCGATGAGGCCGGGGCATCCAACGTGAATCTATCCACCCACGGTGTCAACGCAATCATGCAGGGGCTGCACGACGGCTTCACCAAGGTAGGGTATTCAAAAGAAATCGTAGACAACACCCTGTACATCTTCAAGGATGATGAGACAGACGCCACTGCTATCCTGGCAGCGGTTTCGTCAGATTCTGCTGGCCTTGCGGTTACTACCCATGCAGCAACCACCCCTGTAGGTCTGCCGGTCATAGTCCCTCAAGGTCTGGTGATCAGGATCACAGGCGGAACAAGCACCATTGACGACTTCTATATGCGCAGTGTGCACACGGGGGGTGATCCCTTCTCAGGCGGTTTTGATCAAACTCTGGCCGAGGGCTACTGGATGGAGGCCGCTAACCCCGACGATAAGAACGAGTTGGACCCTGTGACACTGCCTCACGCCGTTGTACGCATGCCTGACGGCACGTTCCACTATGGTCCTATGGATGGGGTGGATCGAGTTGATGTGGCCACTAACGTAGTCGCAAACCCCTTGTGGGCAGAGCGGTTGGCAGGCGACGTAGTTACCAATGCTGACCCGTCTTTTGTAGGTGATTCGATAAACGGGTTGTCCTCATTCCAGGGCCGGTTCATCATGCTCGCTGGGGAGAACCTCATAGGGAGCACGACGGACAACTTCTTTGATTTCTGGAAGAAGTCGGCAACTACCTTGATCGCATCGGATCGCATCGACATAACAGCGAACAGTGATCAAGTAGCCATCCTACGACGAGCTGTTCAGCACAACCGTAACCTCGTTGTATTCTCTGACAACGCTCAGTTTGTTATCCCTGGTCGCACACCCTTCCAGCCCAGTACCTCTGCACTGACACAGACGACAGTGTTTGAAGCGGATATGCAGGCGGACCCGCTGGCCAATGGACAGAACATATTATTCGGGATCAACTATGGTAAGTTCGCTGGCATCCGTGAGTTCTTCACAGACTCTGAGTTTGATACGGATAATGCCGAGCCGATCACTCGCCACGTAGAGCGCTTCCTGCCTGGACGACTAACGAACCTCGCAGGATCTACTGATTACAACGCTGTGGTTGCAACCTCTGATGGGTCGCCGCTGCTGTTCCTGTACCAGTACTTATGGGCAGGCGCAGACAAAGTGCAGTCGTCTTGGAGCCAGTGGTCATTCGCTGACACAGTTGTTCATGCGTTCTTTGTTCAGTCTGAACTGTTCCTCGTGAAACGGACCGACGCCAATGCGTACTACTTGACATCTATGGACATGCGGGACGTTGCTCCTGTAGGCCTCACGGCTAACCTGTACGTCGATCAGCAAGTAGAGCTTACGTCAACTGTCGATGAGGTCACTCTACCGTCAGACTATCCTGTAACAGGGTTCTCTACCTTAGTGGCGGTTCAGGGTGTAGGTTGCCCACATCCCGGAATGCGTGTCAGCATTAACGGACGGGTTGGTGACGTTCTTACACTGGCCGCTGATATGCTTGGTGGTCTTGTGTACGTGGGTACGAGATACTTGAGCAAGTACATACCGACGATGCCGCAGATAAAGGACCGTGCCGGTGTAACCATTGGCACAGCAGACCTGCGCGTACAGCAGTTCTACCTGACCTTCATAGACACCGGTGCACTGGATGCCTGGGTTGACTCGAAATTCAGTGGATCATTTCAGGTAGCGAAGTACACAGGGCGTAAGGTAAACGCTATTGAGAACGTACTGGGGTCAGCGCCTATTGTAGATGACACCCTGGTAGTGCCCTTTCGCTTCAAGAGTACTGAGGCGGAATTACGCATCGAGTCTGATAGCTACCTACCATTCAGATTAACCGAGATAGAGTGGCGCGGTAAGTTCGCCAAACGAGGGAGACGAGTATGAGTGCTGTAAAGTTAAACGCTGCGATGAACGTCCTCGGCGGTGTACTGGCATACAACAAGAACCGCGTTACTCACGCTAATGATGTGGCGCAGCAGGCGGTTAATAATGCAGTGACCGAGCAGCAAGGTTCTCTGGCTTTGAACTCCCTGGCAACAGAGAGTGCGTTGGCCCGGAGGAAACTAGGATTTGAGTTCCTGAAGGCGCAGAAGGCGGCTCTCCAGCGAGAAGGGTCTGCCTCTGTGCAGGCTGCCTGGGCAGGCATCACTGGAGGCACAGCGCACGACGTTATGACCGCTGTGATGCAAGAGTCTGCACAGATCGAAGTCGAACGTGACGAGGGTCTGAAGGCCATCCACGATCAGACGGTCAATCGTACCGCAGACATCATAGCAACAACGAGCAATAACCTAGATCACAGAAACTTCAGCAAGCCTGACGTGCTGGCTAGTATCCTGGGTATTGGTAAAGACATCCTGGCAGACAACCGTCGAGCTGGTGTAATCGGATAAGGAGGGCGTATGGCCCAGGTCGGTGAAGTAAATCGCTTTGGTTCCACCCTGGATGCCATTGCCGAGATAGGTCGGGAGGAGTCGGTCATCGCCATGCAGAAGCAGGCGAAGTCGGAGTTCACTGAGGGTGTGATTGCAGTCACCCAAGGTGCAACCCTGAAGCAGATCGAGAATGAGCAGCCGTGGTACAATCAGGTCTTTGGCCCATCCGCTACCCTGCGTGGTGCAGAGGCACAGACGGCAGTGGCTGGGATCAATGAGTACTTCGCTGAAGAGGCGGCGTTCCTGGCTACGGATGAAGGGCGGGGGATGGACCCCGACGTGTACCGCGAGCGACAGGGCGAGGCACTCAAGTCTATTCTCACTGGAAACAATCGCGTCGATGAGATGCTGACTGCTGACATCACCCCGAAGATGGGTGCCCTGGCAGAGACGCACATGAAGGCCAATCGTGCTTATGTGAACGAGCAGAACGTGTTGGCTGTGAGCAACCGTATCCTCGGTGAGTCCCAGAACGTCAACTCCCTGGCACGGAGTAATGGCTGGGATCACGACTTGACCGGTGAGGCCAAGGCTGTGCTGGGCGAGTCCCTGTCCAACCCGCCCGAAGGCATGAACGCTGGAAGCTGGCGCAAGATGCTGGTTGAGTCAGTGGTCGTTGATTACAAGCAGGGCTCGGAGGTCATGCACCGTTCAGTCGATGGTCTGGGGATTAAGTTCACTCCAACAGAGCAGCTACGCATACTCGAAGCCCAGCGCGGGTACAGCTCTCAGGAAGCCACAGACATCAATCTGGAAGCCGAGAACGCCTGGGGTAAGATTGCAGCAGGGGTTGACGCAGGGATTGTAGGCCCAGCGGAACTCCAGCGCCAGATGGCGGGGTATGAGAGTGCGTACGGCGACCTCAAGCAGCGCGGCAGCCGTGCGCTGTTCCGTAAGGCATGGGCCAAGAACGAGGAGCAGATCAGTCTCAACGATGATGCGCAGCTAGTGCTCCAAGGGCGTATCGGCGAACTCACAGGCAAGAACTCTGCGGCACGTAAACAGGGTGCCCTGGAGCACGCGTACACGCTGATCGACAACAAGTACCCACAGACAGTCGATGGGAAGCAAGCAGCGCGTAGGGACAAGATCACACTCTGGTCACAGGCCACAGGCTCAGTACAGGACACCCGACAGAAAAGCCGCTTCACGTATCTGACGGATGGTGTGCTGGAGTCCGGCAAGGTCGATCCCAGGTACACCACGATGTTCACCGATTGGATGGACTACGCCCAGGCGAACCCTGTTAAGGCATTGGATATGATTGCCGGTGATGAGGCCAAGGCCCAGGCTGAGACGATCTTCAATCTGCTGAAGGAGGGATCTGTTCAGGACATCCAGTCCGCTGTGCTGATGGTAGATACGCAGCGCAAGAGGAACGTGGACTCTGCATACCTTAGCTCAGACCTGTTGAACACTCAACTCGCGGAGCAGGTAGAGAGCATCGCAGAATCCAAGTGGTCATGGTTTGGCTTTCAGTCACCCCAGGAGGCAGTGGCGAACTCCTCAGCTATCTCAGGATTCGTTACCAGCAAAGCTAAACAGCTCGTCTCTAAGGGGTATTCCCCAGAGGTAGCTGTTGCATCTGCTGCCAAGACGTTCGCCCGAAACCATGACATCATCAACGGGCAGCCGCTGTACAACGCCGGTAACTCCTTGGCAGCGCGTATGAATCTGGTGGATGGTTCTCCAGAGACTGCTATTAACTTCCACATGCAGAGCCTGGGCCTAGAGCGTGGGGAGTTCCGTGTAGAGGGTATGCAGGGTGACTCACTGATCATCAGCACAGCAGACCCGGATAATCCCGACTACGTTGCTGGACTACACGAGATCAGCATACAGCACATCGGAATGAACTTCAACAACACTGTGGTTCTTCCCCCGCTGGAGGCTGCTGTTGTGTCTGCCACTAAAGAAGTAACGGAGGATGCAGAGCGTGACCGGGCTAACCTACGCCGCCGCAAGCAAGCGCTGGGTATATTCACCGGAACCAGTAATGATGAGCTTGATGCGGAGATCGAACGTAATATAGAAAGACAGAACGAGGCCAGAGGTTTCTGGAAGAAGGTTATCGCTGGTGGCCTTACGGTCGGGAGTAATCCGAACTTACTTGATTAGGAGGGTGTATGCCCCACGAATTCCAAACAGAAGAAGACAAGCTGCGAGCGAAGTTCGCGGGGCTGGAAGATAGTGCTATTGCGAGCGGTGCCGATCCATCTGACATTGCTAACATCCGTGGATCGGAGGACCTGATTTCAGAGGTCACTCCCGGCCCGGAGCCTATCGTGGTAAGCGTCGATGTACCGGTTGGGTCAGAGTTCAATGCTGACCTGACGCCCTCCAACGTAGCACCAGAGCAGGAGCAACAGCCTACACCAGAGCAGACCTTTGGTGACAAGACTATCGATGAGTACTGGCAGCAACTGAACGGTGACTTCAGTGACCGGGAGCTCCCAGGTAAGGAAGAGGTACCGGGCGCACTGGTTCAGCTCGGTGCAGCCATCACAGCGTTCTCCCCAACCAAGGCGCTGTACGATGAGTTCGCATCTCCTGTATTTGCGCCTGATAGATCGTTCAACTTCTATGACCACTTCGAGGAGATCAAGGAAACTATTCACCCGGACCACTGGGAAACGCTGGCCTCTGCCCGTAGCAAGCCCGAGCTGGACCTCAAGATCCAGAAGCTCGCCGATGAACGGTTTGCTATGGAGACGATCTTCAAAGGCAACAAGGTCGTCGGCGGTGCTGCTGTAATCGGCGCTATCCTTGGCGATCCTACTACACTCTTGGCAGGTGCCGGTGAGTTCGCTATCCTCACGAAGCTCGCATCGAACAGCCGCAAGATTAATGCCCTGACCGGTGCTGCCGTTCTGGGTGGTTCCAGTGCTGCACAAGAGGCGATCATAGCCAACGCTCGTGAGAGTGTGACGGCTGATGATGTAATCGATGGTGCCCTGATTGGTATGACCCTGGGTGGCGGTATTGGCGCTATGTTCAAGGCACCACGCTTGGCCGACCTGAACGAGAGCATCCGTAGGGTGTCGGAGGAAACGCGGAACACACGGAAGGGGATGGATTACGGTACGGACTCATCTGACTCCCCCGGTGCTGGTGTTGTTGCTACCGGCGACGACCTACCGCCCCGCCGCATGGAGCGTGTTGTAAGTTCGGATGTCGAGGACACGGTTGCTACTGGTGGAGCTATCCGTCAACACATCGCAGAACTCCGCACAAGGGCTAAAGCATTCTCCTCTACCAAGCAGGAGAAGTCCGGCCTACGCACAGCGAAGAAGTCCCTGCAATCAGCACAGACTCGCCTAGATGCTATTGGCCTGGGACAGCCTGGGGCACGCGCTGCTCGCCGTGAGGTGACTGCAGCTGAGAAGCAAGTGGATGGTATCCTACAAGCACAGCAATCCAGCAAGGAGGCAGCCGCGGCAGCCGCTGAGCTGGCAGCGTTCAAACGCCTGGGACGTACAGGACAGGTGAATAAACTATTTGGAGAAGCAGGTGCGCCCCGCAGAATCAAAAGCACTGTCAGAGAGACTGACGAATCTAAACAACTACGCGAAGCTCATCGCGCTCAGCGAGCTACAGAGGACGGGGCAGGCACTCCAGCTGATACAGCTCAGCCCACAGGTGGTGGTAGCGTTGGAGCTGCACGAGTGGATACCCAAGAAACTCCTGTAGAAACCACCCTGGCTCAGAACGACATCATTGATCAGGCAGAGGAGTGGGTAGCGCACAACGAAGACGCCCTGGTTGAGCGCCTGAACAGTAAGACCGGTATTGCTATCGAGGCTATGTCGAAAGCCGGGATCACGATGGATTCGACATTCTTCATCAAGGCCAAGTCTGCTGTAGCAAAGCACTTCGGATCAATCATACTGGAGAACGGGGCTGGCCTGGGTGGGAGAGAGAAGACCGCGGCTATACTCAAGGACTTCTATGAGCGGCGGATTCTGTCCGCGGTAATGCCGCAGTACCGTGCGAGCTACAACGCATGGGCGCACGCTCAAGGTGTTAGCCGGTTTAACCTGAAGCAGTACTATGGTTCAGGTAAAACACAGTTTGACGGTCTTCTGCGCAGGGAGCTGGAGAGCCGTAGACTGCGTAAGAGCGATGCAGCTATCACCAACGACCAATCTATTAAGGATGCAGCAGACGGCTGGCAGAAGGGCATGGACGAGGCCCTGGATGCTATGAAGACTGCGGGTGTTCGAGGTGCTGAGGACATCGATCGTATCCCCGGTTATGTTCCCTTGAAGTGGACCGGTGCGAAGATTCGCCGCCTGTCAGATAGCGATCGGTTGGCGTACCAATCTATGCTTGGCCAGAACTACGCACGCACTCTCGGGATTGACTTGGAGGATGCGAACGTAATGGCACATGCTGTATTCCAGCGCGCCATGAAGAAAGAGCTGCAACTGGATGCCAATCCTGCTGCGCTGTTAACCGGTGATGCACGAGCTGAGCTGCGGAGCATGTTCGAGGATGCTGGGTTGAACCCTGGCAGACTGAACGCCCTGCTTGAGCGTATTGACGGTAGTGTTGCTGATCGAGGCAAGTTCAAGAATCTGCGCAGTCGTAATGAAGTGGACCTGACCCAGACCGCTGCCGGACGGTCGCTCATGGATATCGTTGACAATAACATGGACGTAATCGTTGGACGGTACGCATCCGAGACAGCTGGACGGAGTGCCCTGGCACGCAAGGGGATCACATCCGATGCGGACTGGGATACCATGAAGCGCACCCTGGTGCAGGACATGACCGCTAAAGATCCCAACGTTAAAGTAGCTGACATAAACAAGCGCGTGGATGCTGTGCATTCGCAACTCCTGGGCCGCCCAGTTGGTGAGGGCGTGAACCGTAACATGCGCCGTCTCATGGATCTGGCTACACTGTCCATGCTGGGACAAGTAGGCTTTGCGCAGCTCGCAGAACTCGGCACCATTACTGGTCAGCTTGGTATGCGTACTATGATAGAAGAGATCCCGTCAATGGGCCGTTTCCTTCGGAGTGCCCGGCGCGGTGATGTCGAGCCTGACGTGATTGATGAGATCGAGACTATGGTGGGCACCATCGGTGACGAGCATCTACTGTTCCGCCCCGAGGTTCGCCTTGAGGATGCAGCAGGGGATGATCCCACTTGGTTGAAGATTATCGACAAGGGGTTGGCCGGTGGCCAGGATATGCTCGGGTATGCCTCTGGCATGAACCACATCAAGCGCCTGGAACAGCGCCTCGCTACTAAGGTCATGGCGGATAAGGTAGCCAACCTTGCTATGGGACGGGACGTAGGGAGACTCACCGTGGATCGTCTAGCAGACGTTGGTTGGGATGAAGCGACACTGAAGCGCATCACAGCAGAGATCCGTAAGCACGCGGAGTTCGACGGTACCAAGCTCAAGCGCCTCAACATGGAGAAGTGGGCACCGAATGTCACAGAGGACTTTGCTATTGGCCTGAATCGCTTCACTCATCAGGTCGTTCAGCGCCCCCTGGCCGGGGAGACTGCTCACTGGATGCACAGTACTCTTGGTGCCATGTTTACGCAATTCCGGCACTTCCCCCTGGTTGCTATGGAGAAGCAGCTCGCACGCAACACAATGCATGGTGATATGACTACCTTCATGACTGTCACATATGGCCTCGCATGGTCTGGTATGGCGTACATCGCCAAGTCAGTAGCCAATGCACCGGGGCAGGAGGACGGTTTCTTGGAGGAGCGCCTGACAGCTGAGCGTATCGGAAAAGGTGCTGTGCAGTACAGTGGTATGGCTGCAATGCTCCCTGATGGCATTAGTGTCCTGGCCTATGCAGGTCTGATCCCTGCTGACTGGGCATTCAACGCCGGACGAACTGGTGGACATAAGCAGAGCAAGCTCAGCATGCAGACCATCCCGGCTCTTGGAGCTGCCGAAGACGTATTCAACACCCTTACAACACCGACGCGTGCTCTATGGGATGACTATGAAATTGGCAAGAAGGATGTCAGTGCATTACAGGGCGCAACAGTGCTCGGAAATACACTACCAGCTAACATCATATTCGGTCTTATGAAGCAGGCAGCAGAGTAGACGGGAGGGCCTTGTGCCCTCTCATTCCCCACCCTATAGGAGAATCTCAGAGGAAACCGCATGGCTAATTCCATTAATATTTATACAGTTACGGCTGCTCAAGAGACATCAAGACAGTTTGCTATTAA